TAGGTTGCCGGAAGGTTCGCGCTCCGTGCCGATTAACTGACTGGTTAGTCCATTAAATTGTGTGAGGGATATCAATGAGTTGGGAGAGGTTTAGGGGGCTGGGTACCGGTGCCGTGCTCGGACGATCCCACCATTCATCAATATCCCCTGTGTTCTCCAGGTAACAAGGACATGGGGCCTCTGATAATCCGTGAACAGGACAGTTCGCCAATCTCACAGCTTGTCCTCCGGCGGTGGGTGTGCTGTAATATTCTGTATTCTATTACACAAATCGGAGCACCGCCACAATGGCTAAGAAACCACGTGATCAGGAAGAATACGGACACGCCGTAACAGACTCTATTGAGACTGGTCTGTCACGTGACGCAATTAACGAGATGGCCTCAGAACTCTTAGAATCTGAGCGCTACGCCAGGAGCGTTCTCAACGGCGGAGAAGACCCTATTGAGGCCGGTGGATTACCAAAGGCAATCGCTGACAACGAGGCAAAAAAAACAAAGAAAACGCCAGAGGAAAAGCTTGCGGATTTCTCGCGTCTCGCTTCCGCGCGTGTGTCGCGAGCGCTCGATGCCCTTAACGCCCTCAATCATCTTTCTAGCATACAATCCTACGACTGGACAGAAGAGGCAAAGGACAAGATTTTCGCAACTCTACGCGAGAAGATCGACACCGTGGAGGCGTCATTTGTGGAAGCCAAAGCGCCGACCGAAGGCCGCAAGAAGACATCGAAGCTATTGAGCTTCAGGGTTTAGGTCCTCCCTCGAAATATTTGCACGACAACAGCGCGGCCTTAATAGTGGGGCCGTGCTTGCCTGTTAGAATAAAATATTTTTGGCAAGCCTCGACTGGTTTCATGCTCTTAAATCTTCCAGTTTCTCTTTTATATCCCCAAAAGACACAATGACCGCACGTCTTACCTCGTGGTCCCGTACCAGCGAAGTGCGCCATTCCAGTTTCGCTCTGCACTTGATGTGTGTCAAGATCGGTCAGGTTAATATCTAGAATAGGCATGGCCTAGTATTCTCCCCACACCTCTATTGATCCAACTTTCTCAATTACGTCGGCCACTTCGTTATAAAACTCATTGTCTGTTGAAATTGCCATAACCCTAAGTTTTGGTACATGGCTTTCATTAAGTTTCGTTCCACACGCTCTTTGCAGGCGATCCCATGATGACGATGTTCCGCTGTCGAAACACTTTCCCTTGTCGGATGTTGGACGCCAGTGAATGTTGACACTCATTGTGATCCCCAAATAGACATGTCAGGCATGTCCTAATGCATTGACTTTTCAGCGGTTTATGATACTATCAACAGGAATTTTTTGCAAGTTTGAAAGAGGTGTTGAACGTGCGCCCTAATCGTCTCTTGCGCCAGATGGCGGGCCTTTCCCCTACAGCGTATGACCGCAACCTCCGTCGGCACATCACGCGAATAGAGCGCGCAAATCGTCAGATGCTCGGAGAGCTGCAAATGCTCGACATCGTGGCACGTCGCCAACGTGGTGAGGAAGGTTTACCGGCTATGCCGTTTGCAAAGATGCGCGCTGACCTTGAGAAAATGTCAAAGGGGGAGCTATGAATGATTATGACAAACTTAATTACATATGCGAACGCCGTAACTATTTGTTACGTCAACTAGAAAGAATTGAAGAACAGAATTCGTCAGCGAAACGCCGTATCTTTTGGATTTCGTTGGCGTTGAGTATTTTAATTATTATTTTCATATCTACTTTTGCGCACGCTTCAGAATGCCTATCATCCGCGAAAGAGGTTCGCGCCGTTCATGGTATGTCGGCTCATTCGTATTGGGGATATCACGTAGGTGGACACGAAGGGCGGAGGTGCTGGTCTAACGTTACGATTGCAAAGGAGGTGATGCGAGTTGTTCGGCCCCAAATACGAGCCGTTGATAGGAAAATACGAAAGGAGGTGATGCCAGAGAAACGGCCGTTAGAAACCGCTAGTGAGGTCATGCAAACACACGCTGCGGAATCTGCTCTCAGCGCGGCCGTGACTCACTCTGAAGTTGTCGTAAATATTGATCGAGTCGTTGACTTATTACTAGAGCATAGTTGCGTTGACATGGAAGTTATGGCGTGGAACAAACTTGTGGATATTGCATATGATCGGTGGATAAATGAAGTCTGCACAACGCCAAAACTTCAAGATCGGTGCCCCTACCAAGGTCGCCAAGTTCCCGCTCGCTAAGTTCAAGCGGTACATAAAGCACCTTAAAATTCAGTCCCGAGATTATGGTCGGGTTCCGCTTAGGCTGCTCGGAAGTCAGCAATACATTTTAAGCGAGGTAGATAAGGGTCTCAAAGAAGGGATCACGACGTTCGTTGTTCTGAAGGGACGGCAGCAAGGGTCGACTACGCTATTTCTTGCGGTAGATTTTTTCTATGCTCTTGCACATCCGGGATTGCTCGGAACCTTCATCCTTCATGAGGAAAAGGCGCTTGCGAAGTGGCGTGCCCAAATTGAAATACAACTCGCGTCAATGCCTAAGAAGGTTGACGGCAAAAGGTTCCGCCCTAATGTAATAAGCCATAACCGTAATATACTATTGTTCGATAATGATTCTAGTTTCTCATACCTGATAGGTGGGGTTAACGAAAACAGCGGTGGGGGCTTAGGGCGCTCCCTTGCTGCTAATTACGTCCACGGAACGGAGGTTGCTTTCTACGCCAACGAAGATGATTTGAAAGCGTTCAAGTCGTCAATTTCTTCTATTTATACGCACCGTCTGCAAATATGGGAGAGCACCGCAAATGGATTTAATCACTTCTATGATCAGTGCCAGTCAGCAAAAACGTCAAAAACTGTACGTTTTATTTTCTCGGGATGGTGGAGAGACGAGCGAAACCAGTTTCATGTGCGTGACAATCGCTTCAAGATATTTGCTCCCAATAATAAACTATCGCAACTTGAGCGTGAACGCGTGCGTGCAGTTCGGGACCAATACAAATTCGATGTCAGCCTCCAACAGCTAGCGTGGTATCGCTGGAAAATGGAGGATGAATTTGCAAATGATCAATCTGTTATGGATCAAGAGTTCCCGTTTACTGAAGATGATGCTTTCCAATCTACGGGTTCGAAGTATTTCACCGCTCCGGTACTGACGCAAATAACACGCGATGCTCACAAGAGGCCGTTTCAGACTTACCGTTACAAGATGACGAGAAGGTGGGAGGAAATAGATGTATATTCCGTCAACGACCTGCGGGCCGAATTGCGTGTGTGGGAACATTCTTCAAAATTCGGCTATTACGTCGTATCTTGTGACCCTGCCTACGGCTCGTCTGATCAGGCTGACAACAATTGTATACAAGTATGGAGAGCCTTCGCAGACGGCATGGTGCAGGTGGCTGAATATTGTACATCTGTATTTTCAACATACCAGACAGCGTGGGTTATTGCGCATCTTGCCGGATTTTATGGCAAGAAAGATAGTAGGGTTATACTTGAAATAAACGGACCTGGAAAAGCAGTATTCTCGGAACTACAAAGGGTCAGAGATTATTTGAGAGAAATGCCGCCGCACTCAGACAATTACGAACTAAAAAACTGTCTCAAGAATATGCGTGACTTTTACTATCAGCGCATAGATTCAATGTCCGGCGAGTTGGCCTATCAATGGACGACAACTGATGATCTAAAACGCATGTTGATGGCGCGCTTCAAGGACGCGGTGGAGTTGGGGAGGATGCACATCCGGTCGTTGCCTCTCATTGAGGAAATGCGCCGCCTCGTAAACAAGGAAGGGTCGATTGAAGCAGAAGGCGGTGGCAACGATGACCGCGCGGTAACCGCGGCTATGGCCTATGAATGCTGGCGGAAGTGGTTGCAACCAATGTTGATTGGTCTCAGAATGACGCGCGAGAAGGCGCTTGAGATCGACAGACGCGGTGGGGATCAGCCGATTGATAAGTTGATTTCTAACTACCTTCGCCGCAGCAACATAACGGTGCCGATGTGATCTCTCGCGATTGGCGGTGTCTCAATGAGAGATGTGGAGAAACGTTCCACTCGTTTGCGAATGACAATCCTCCATGTCCTGCTTGCGGGTGCATCCGCGTTGATTGGGTTCCTGGGGGCGGGCATGTTAATTCTATTGCACCACGCATGGACGCTCGCATTCGTAGTATTGCTGACCAGCACGGCCTTACTAATCTTAATAGCCCTTCTCACTCGCGACTTAATCGCGCTATGCCAAAAGTGAACACGCCGCCAATTTCTCCGGAGATGGGAATCAGAAATTTCGGTCCCGGCTTTGCCTCTCCAGTGTCGGCGCATGGGGCCATCTGCGTTCCATCTTCCTCGCCCGTAGACATTCGTGGTAAGGTGCAGATTGGCGTCGCACGCGATCGGTCGGCGTCCATCCCCGGTCCCGACGCAAACGCTATTGTCATGGCGCGAACAAAACAGCGTGGAATATGATCCTTCCGACCGAAAAAGAGGAACTGCAAAAGTGCGTGCGATACCTCATTGAGCGCTGCCTTTCAACGCGTGACGAACGGGATAAAATATATCAGTGGCGGGAAAAATATTATCTGTTCGGTAACTCCGGTTTAGAACAAGCTCGCGTAAACGTTATCAATAGTCATCTCGACCTTGTGACTTCGTTTTTGTACGCCCCGGATCATGCGTTTTTCCATATCGCAGCGGAGAATACGGAAGATGAATTGTCTATCCTGAAAGCGCAGGCTTTGCAGGACGATTTCAACGAGGACTTCCAAGACTGCGGGATTTCAGAAGCAATTATGGACGCAATTCCGTGGTCCCTTGTTTACGATACGATACTAACTAAACAGGGGTGGAATCGCGATAAAGGCGAGTGGTTTCTTGAGTTGGTGCCTCCGCATAATTTCGGAGTATATCGGGAGGACATCAAGGACTTGGATAGCCAAAGTTGTTTTGTGCATACGTATTTTATCGAGTATCAAGAGGCAGTGGGGAAACTAATTTTGGCAGGTAAGGATGACGAAATAGAGCGACTTAAGGTTACGCACACCGCAGCCATGTCGCCGTTCCCTGAAATGCTTCAGCGCATGATTATTTCTGGATCGACGGGGGCGAGTCTGTCGGGAACGCTGTTCGGTCAAGTCAATCCAGATTATGCGCCAAACGCCACATATCAAGCAAAGTCGTCTGTGCCTCTGGTGAGGTGGAACGAGCTTTATGTATGGGATGATCGTACGACGGATTACCGAGTATTCCATATTCTAGAACCGGACATTATGGTAGGTGATAGCGTTAATACGATAAATCTGTACAAAAAGGCTACATCCAATGTTGTTGATTTATTCGGACGTTTGAAGGCGGGCGAAAAAATATCAGAGTCAAACCCGTTTTATCCGGGTTGCCACCCGTTCTCGAAAATACAGCCTTACACGAAGTATAACTACTTTTGGGGCAAGGCGCATATTGACGCTCTTATTCCGTTGCAAGATTGGCTGTTGCAGCGGATAGACCAGATTGACGACATTCTTGATCGCCAAGCAGACCCGGCAAAGGTCGGTGCCGGTTTTCTTGGCCTGAGCGAGGAAAAAATGGCCGCTTTCGGTGGCGCGGGATCGTATGTATTCGACCAGCTACCACAGGCGACGGTGAAGGAACTGGCCCCCGATATGCCGCCCGACATTTTTGCCGAGTACAAAGAGATCAAGGGCGAGTTTCTGGAGGCATCTGGCCTAACTGAGGTTGTCGCCGGCCACAGCGAACGCGGCGTACGCTCCCGGCAGCACGCGCAGGATTTGAAGAAATCGGGTTCCGGTCGCATCAAGAAAGCGGCCCTCGCTATTGAGCCAGCGCTTGTGAAGATCGGAGATGTGGGCCTCAAACTGAAGATGGCGCATGACGACGACAGGCTGCGGACCTCGCCAGATGAGAACGACAAGTCACACGAGTTCTTTCCGGGTGAAGCCGGTAACGTCAAAATGCGGGTAGACGGACATTCCCACTCGCCCCTATTCGGTGATGAAGCCCGCGAGATGGCAATGGTCTATCGCAAGTTCGGTACGATCGATGACGAGGACTTCATCCGCATGACCAACCCACCGTCTCGCGACAACCTGTTGCACTCGATTCACAAGCGGAAGCGGCAGCAAAAGAAGATGGCGCAGCAACACCCGGAACTGTTGGCGAAGCAAGCCGGCGGAGGAAAGAAAAAGTGAACGTTTTGCAGCCCACCCCCCCGCCCTCTATTGTGACGGCTCACGGTAAAGATCGGGATTTATCCAAGCTTTGCTCGATAAAACGCGGAACAAGACAGCGGAGAGACAGCCAAGGAAGGTGGCTCCCTGGCCCTATTGGCAGACCAGAAATTACGTTTCGTTTAGGGGCTGAATTGACTCTCCTGGAAGCGAAGATTTTCGACGTGGTGGAGGTTGGAGGGGCGGCGGGAGTTGAATCGGCAGAGCTGCAAATCAATCTTGACATGAAGCAGCGAACGGTCGCCGTACACATCCACCACATAAACGGCATTCTAGTGGGGTGGAAAATCTGTTCGACTAGGTGGCGGCCCTGCCGCTACATCTTGCGCAAGATCATGCTGTCAGAGGAATTGAACGATGGCGATAGCATTCGACGAAATGGACCGCGCGTTTGGTATCACGAAGGCGTCCAAGCCGATTGATATCCGGGCTGAAACGCGCGCTGAAACAGCGTTGGCGTTCCAACTCTATGACGGCAAGCACACCGCGTGGGTTCCGAAGTCTAAGGTGAGAGACAACTGCGACGGTACATTCACACTGCCGGAATGGCTTGCGAAAAACAGCGGATTCATCTAACTTGGGGATGTCCCTCAGACGGACCCAACCCCCCGCCCGTAACCGGGCAAGTAAGAGCAAGGAGAAACCAAATGAATTCCGAGGTTATCGTTCACAACCGGCGCGGCAAGCGCCATAAGCGGCGCGGTCGCCGGTAGCAGGGTTTTACGTCCTGCCGTACAGCAGCCTCGGGATTCGTCCGGGGCTGTTTTCTTTTGTGAGCTGTGAAGCTATTGACGTAAGTCCAACGGAGGCATACCAATACGCATATCTTTCATGCGGATTTGCCTATTTACATGGGACTTATGCCCCAACCCAAGCCCGGTATCGGGCTTCCAAAGTCGCCCATAGGTGGCCCCAGCGGCCCCGGCGGCTCCCCGATGGTGTCGCCCGGCACTGGTGCGGGGATGCAGGCGCGTGGAAAACAGCAAATCGGCAAAGTCATCGACATGCTGATGGAGGTCGGTCCGGCATTCCCGAACGGGACGCCGGAATTTGGCACCTTGGCACGCGTCATTTCGATGCTGAACGGCCTCATGAAGAAATCGACACCGGAGGCCCCCAAGCAACCGTTACCCGTACCAGCGACACCCCCAGGGGCAGGGCTGGGCGGTCTGCCGTCGCCGGCTGGCGGGATGCCTTCGGGTGGAGGTGGCCCCCCGATGGGCACGCCCGCCGGGATCGCACCGGGAGGCGAGGCGTGACTGGCGTTCAACCAAGCAAACTCTATTGGGGTCCCGACCGGTTGCAAATTTTGCGCAATCTTCGTTTCGATGATGGAACTGAAGTCACGGTTCCTGGCTTTGTATTTCCCTTTGAGGGCGACTTCCCGTCGTCGGAATCTATGACGTTAACGGAGGCTATCTACAATGGCCGGTGAATTCATGAAACCCAAGGGCGTAGACACCGCAGACCTTGACCGTCGCCGCATGGAGGACGGGCAATTTAGAAACCCGCCAATGTACATGGACTATGGCGGTTTTTCTTCGGCCTCAAAATCCATGTTCGACAAGAACAAGATGACCCTTGAGAAGGGTGGGCCACAGGCGGTTCGCGGGCGGCCAATCTGATGTCCAGCCGACCCATTTTCGAACCAAAGAATCCGAGTCGCCAGACGATCCTCGATATGATCGGGGATCAGGGCGAAGATCATTGGCGCAATCCCGTGCATCTTCCTTCCGTCACCGGCAAGTGGCCTAAGCAGGCCAATGAAGGCGAGGAAGGCACGGAACGCCAGAAAATCAACGCGATGGAAAAGAAATTGCATCGCAACGGGTCGTTGGGGGGCCGGTAATTATGAACGGTCCGCAACTCAGCCCGGCCGATATGGACCGCCTTTCCAAGCTGGCGTTCAACCTCTCCCACAATGAGAAAACCCGTAAGGATTTCGCCAGCCTCGTCAAGCAAGTCGATCCGGGTGCCGCGCGCGCCTTCGGTGACGTTGCGCTTGAAGAAAAGTTCGACGCGTTCACCAAGAAATTCGAGGACGACCGTCTTGCCGAGCGGATGCAGCACGTTGCCCGCGCGCGCGACCAACAAAAGCGCGAGGTCATTTCCAAGCGCAAATTGAACGAAGATCAGGTCAAGGAAATTGACAAGATCATGCAGCATTACGGCCTGCCCGATTGGGTGGCCGGTGCCGATATTTATGCGCAGCGTAATCCGCCGCCGAATCCGGATTTGAAACCACCGCCAGAATTACAGCACGGCGGTTCGACCTGGGAGTTTCCCACGGTTCCCGGTCAAGATGGCAAGATGTTGGGCTTCAAGGACTTCAAGGACAATCTTAACGGAGCGACGCGCAACGCGGCGTTCCAGGTCATCACGGAATTCAAACGCAACCGGCTCCCTGCCGCGTTCCAAAGATAGGAGGCGTTAAGTGCCCCAATTCGGCAGTGGCATAATCCCGTCACAAGGTCCGATCACCCAAGAGCTGACGGCCGTTGTTCGCCGCGCTTTTATGCCCCGCGTGTACGTGCAGATTTGGAAGTCCGCGCCCCTAATTTGCGCGCTCCTCTCTGCGGCGCAGGTCGCGAGCGGCGGGCTCTCACCGATCACCGCGCCTGTGCAAGGCACGCCGATGGTGGCCGGTCAGTGGACCGACTACAGCGGATCGTTCCAACAGCCCGGCGCAATCCCCGGAATTCAAAACGCCGAATTCAATTTGAAGGCGTTCGTTACTCCGATTCCATTCCTCGGTTTCGAGGGCCTTGTACAGGTCGATTACAGCATCGTGCCGCTGATTGATGCGCGATTTAACGACGCGACTAATGTGACAATCGATGCCATGGCAACGGCGTTGTTCAACAACGTCGCTAATACCGCGCAATTGGTCGGTCTACCCGGCGCAATCGACGACGGCACTTTCCTCAATTCATACGGCGGCATCCCCCGTCTGACAAACCAGTTTTGGAAATCGACGTTTGTCAATAATACCGGCAACGTCATTCCAACACGAAACCTGATGATTCAATATATCGCCCAGGTTACAAAAACCACGGGTGAAATGCCAACTATTGGAATCCTTGGAGCAGGTACTTGGGCGCTTTTGGCGGAAGATTTCACGCCGCAGGAACGGTACAATATCAACCCGTCCGACAAGTTGGATTCCGCAAATTTCGTCGGGCATTCATCGTTCCAGGCTTTGGATATAGCGGGCATTCCATTCTACGCGGATGTGTACTGCCCGGAGGGCACCATTTACTTGATCAACACAAGCTACCTGAATTTGTTCCTGCACGAACGCGCTGCATTTTCGTTCTCAGGCTTTGAGAGCACGCTTCCGAACAATCAGTTTGGTTGGATCAGCGCCATTCTGTCTCTGCTTGAGGTCGTGAACGTCAAGCCGAAGTGTCACGGCAAGTTTGCTGGTCTGCAATTCCTTCCGATTTGAGGCGACGCTATGACGACGCGTAGAAATTTCGTTGTAGGGTCCATAGCATCTTTGGCGGCAATTCCATGCCTATCTGCCGCGACCGGCGAAGCGATTCAACCCACATGCCATTTGATGATTCGCTATCTCGCGGGCGTGACAAAGAAATCCGGTCAAATACCTGATTACGCGGTGATGGGTCCTGGTACATGGGCCATGCTGGCGGAAGATTTTATGCCACAGAGATTGGCGGCGTCAGAGGACCGTCTATCGGTTACGCAAGAAGGTTATCTAGCAATAGAGATTGCAGGAATTCCTTTCTGTGCAGTTGCGGAATGTGAGGAGGGCTGCGTCATCATGGTGCGTCCCGATAACCCCAAGGCTTGCGGAAAATTCAGCGGCCTCGACTACATAAAAATCTGAGGTAACTCGTCATGGCACAGATAAGAGGTGTTTTCCCGCTTCCGCCCACGTCACCGCAAAATATTGGCGTTCCCGGTGTAGTGACACTTCCCTCCGGTGGAGTGTGGTATCCGCCGTCAGGAACCTATTTGATCACGACTGGTTCGCAGACGATTGTGGAATGGTGGGACCCGACTAACGCCATCTGGCGACAGTATGCCGGCCCTGAAACGCTGGCGCAGATTTCTTGCGATGGGACCAACTACCGCTTGGTGAACAACTCCGGTACGTGCGTCGGCGGCAGCATCACGAACGCTGGATCGGGTGGCACCAACGGCATTGGCCCGAATCAAACCGGCTCGACGGTCACTTTCGCGGCTCCGGCCGCGGGCGGCGTCACGGCAACCGCGCAAGGTTATGTGGTGGTCGGCGGCACGGTTCCCGCGCCCACGGTTACGCAGGGCGGTTCTGGCTTCCTTGTGCCCCCTACCATCGTTTGCGACCCCCCGCCTCCCGGTGGTGTGCAGGCGACGTTTACGGCAACCATATCCGCGGCTGGCGTGATTACTGGAGTGACGCAGCTCGCCCCCGGTGCGGGTTATACGTCGATTCCGCAGTTTTACATCATCCCGCAGCCGCAGTTCTATCAGGGCGCAATCCGTTTTCCCGGTGATACACCGCAAACCGTTCCCGCGCCGGGCCTTATCAACCCAGCAAACGCTTGGCAGGGATCGCCGTATCAGGCCAATCTCGTTACCGGAACGACCGGAGCGCTTCTTACAGGGGCCGCCCTAACGGGCACAGGTACGCTTACCGCCATCGTGATGACCGCTTTCGGCGGTGGCTATGCCGGCAACAGCCAAGCAACTATTTCGTTTGGCGGCACGTCACTCGGCGCGGCAGCGGCAACCCCGATCATGTCGTTCTGTATCACTGGAACAAGCGCGACTGCGACGGGTGGGTCAACCGCCGTCACTAATGGAGTCGCGATTACCTCGCTCGGAATTGTTGCGGGGACGAACAACAACAACACGTTTTTCCCACGTCCGGCTCGCGGCCTCACCACCGCGGCGGCGGGAACTTTCTCCGTTGAAGATCCCGGTTATGGTTTACAGGGTGCCGCTGTCACTGTGACCTACGTGGGTGGCGCTACTCTCGCCACCGTGACGAACACACAATATGGTGGCCGCGTCGATACATCTATCGTGCAAGCAATGGTGCAGTAAATGACGGAACCGGAAGCCGACCGGCCCTCTCCGGCCGTCATGATGGTTGAGGTGATCAACCACAACGAATTTCTTATCAACGACATGTTCAACGGGATTCCGATCAGGTTTCCGCCAGAGACGCGTGTTGATGTGACCGCGGAACAAGCGACGCATTGTTTCGGCTATCCCGGCGAGTTACAGGACCGCGCACTGCACATGGCAAAACGCTACGGCTGGTCCGGGCGCGATTATTTGAAGCCCGAGGGGCTGGGGGACGGCCCCCCTCTATACCAAATCCTTGCCGAAAAGATTGAGCTGCGGCCGATTTTCTACGACCTCGTGCGGCGCAATCCGAACGACCCGATACCGGTTGACCTTGGCAATGAGGAAGATGACAGGCCGAATCCGCCACCCGAAGGCGACCCGACGACAAAGGTTGGCCGGCGCAAGCGCGCGAAGCCTCGGACCGACCGGCAACGCGTAGGGCGCGCCACAGACTGAATTTGACGAATTTCCCTACGGGGAAATCGGAGCGGGCGACTGTGGGTTAAGGGAAGTGTCCCGGCCCCCTCCACCTATCCTAGACAGTCGGCTCGTTGTTTGTCATCGTGAGGCCCGCTCGGAGCAGGCCCAATGCAATTGCAGGACTACATCAACGATGTGCTTGAAATCGTGCACGACAGCACGAACAGCTCGTGGCCGCTCTCCCGCGTAATCTCCCGGATCAATGACGCCCGGATTGACGCCGCCCGTGACATGTGGTGCGTGCGGCAAAACGTCACTGGCATACAGCTTTTGCAGGGCAAGGAAATCTACGCGCTCAACGGCGCGGTTACGGGCGCAAACGTCACGGCCGGCGGATCGAATTACGGTGCGGGCTCGACGGTCGCGGTAACGTTTGCTGCGCCCCCGCCCGGCGGAGTGCAAGCTCTTGGGGTGGGAACGCTTGTCTCGGGCATCCTTACGTCAATCACAATGACGCAATGGGGGCAGGGCTACAGCGCGGTTCCGGCGGTGACGGTTGGCGGCATAGGCTCTGGGGCGGCGGCGACCGCGATTCCGCTGTTCCAGGCTAATCCGCTGTCAACAATCATCGGCAACCCTCTGTCAATTATAGGGATTTCCTACATATGGAATCAGCAACGCCGTTCGCTGTCCTACCTGCCGTTTCAGCTTTTTCAAGCATATGCACGGGCGTGGGCGACAACAGCATTTGTGCAACCGCCATCCGTGTACAATCAACATCAGCAAGGACAGCAAGTCTACATCCAAGCCCCACCCGATCAGATGTATCTTTCCGAGTGGGATGTGTCATTTTTGCCGGCCCCGCTTGTTGCAGCAACAGATGTTGACACGCAACTTGTCGATCCGTGGGATAAGGCGGTGCAATTCAAGGCCGCCGCCTACTTGCTCTACAAGCATCAGAATTTCGGGCAGGTCGCGGCACTCGAAGATCGCTATGCCCACCTCGTGCCCCGTTTCATCACAACGTCGGCGGGGATTCGAATTCCCAACCCGTACCACACGACGTTTGCGCGCAAGGTCAACAGAGCGTTCAACGGATAATGGGCCTCTCTCCGCAATCATTCCGCCAATCGTCCCAGGTCGGGAACTCTAAATTTATTCTGTTCCAACAATTCGAGAAGATGAACACTAAGGTAGCCCGCCAAAACCTCTCAGAGAAAGAGGTGGCGTGGATGGAAAACCTACAGCCAATTGCGGCTAACGATTTTCAGACAGTTCCAGGAGCCGCGACCGCGCTCACAACAGTAGGCGGTAAAACCGTATCACGTCAGTTTCAGGCAAACTATAACAACAACGATTACGATATTTTCTTTGCGACGGACGGAAGCGCCACACAGATAAATGCTTTGACCGGCGCGCAGGTTACTATTGCGGGACCCGGAACGTTTTCCGCCAAACCTGATATGGTGCTGTTTGCGTCCAAGCGCATTTTGATCATGGACGCTACGGGAGGATATGCAACCTGGGACGGGACACTTTTCGTCAAGTCCGGTGGCATTTCTCCGAATATTAACATCACAAATGGAGGATCAGGTTATGGCGCACCGCCGGCAGTCAGCTTTACAGGAGGCGCTGGCGGAAACGCCGGAGGAGCTACGGCAACGGCTGTCCTTTCCGGGGGCTCTATCGTTGCTGTCAATGTCACCAATGCAGGAACCGGAAACGCCGCTGGCGCAGCAATTACCGTTGTTTTCACCGGAGCAAATACCACGCCAGCGACGGCGACCGTCGTTGTGTGGCCCCAAGTCACCGGAACAACAATAACGGTGTTTGCTGGTCGTGTGTGGTGGGCCAATGGGCGAATTCTCAATTTCACTGGCACGGGTGCGTCAACAGGGCAAACTTTCGATGACATCAATCCCGCTGACGCGGCCGGATCAACCACGATCACTGACGCGGATTTGGTGCATTCCATTACCGGGCTTCGTGCGCTTAACAACTTCCTATACATTTTTGGAGATCAGAGTATTAAGCAAATCGGATCAATTACTGTATCGTCGTCAATCACACTATTTACTATACTTACGCTTTCTTCGGATGTTGGAACTTCGTTTCTGATGTCAATTCAGTCGTACAATCGCATTGTCTTGATGGCAAACAAGCAAGGAGTTTATGGAATTTTCGGAGCGACGGTGCAGAAAATATCTGATGACCTGGACGGAATTTTGCAAAACACTGATTTTAGTTTGGAACCGTCCGCAGCCCTCAACGATTTAAGCAATATTCACTGTTACTTGCTTTTGCTGAAGTATATCGACCCGACGCTAGGTACGCGCTCAATCATTGTCGTGTTTCAACAAAATAAATGGTTTGTCGTTTCGCAAGGCGCGCTGTTGTCTATTTGCTCCGTGCCGTTGGCATCGACAACGCAGGTAGAGACGTTCGGATCATCCGGCGGAGATGTCACGCAATTACTTGCCAATAAGGCTGTGGCAGTCCCTATTTTGCTGATCACGTCACTGACGCCGCATGGAAATTTGGTGACAGCAAAGAAAGCTGTAACATCCGGCATTGCAGTGACGACGCAGACGGCGCAAAACCTTACGATGTCGCTGGACACAGAAAACGGATCGAACGCATATATATTCGTCGCAGCTTCCCTCATCACGTGGGTAAACAATTTTGGTCAAGTCGTGCAGTTTCTTAATGCTGTGCCCGGCAACTTCAATTTCGTCACTGGAGGATTCAAATTCCCGTATCAGGACACGGAAGGATATGGGAAATTCATCGGAAATACCGTGCAAGGTAGCGTCTTAGGTCTGTCGATTAATGCGATAGCTAACGAATACAACGACGCAGATATTTGGGGAACGTCGCCATGACGAATACTACAAACCTAGCGAATTCGACGATTCTGGCGTTAAACAATATTAGTACATCCCCGACACAGGTAATAGGAATAAATCCGAATCGTAAAAAACTGACTTTCCACAATCCCGGATTGATCGCTGGCGCTGTTGATATTTTCGTGTTTCCATTAACCGTACTTCAGAACACTCCTGGTGGTGCCAGCGCCACGCTTACGCCATCCACCGCTGCACTTGGTGGAGGCTTTCGCATATTTGCCGCTGGGGCTGATAGAGTAATAGAGGGGCAGGGCGCAAAACAGGGATGGCAGGCGCTATCAGCTAGCGGTTCTGGCAATCCGCTGACGATCATGGAGGAATCATAATGCGTCGTCTGTTCCTCACGCTGTTTTTCAACCTCGTTGCCAACGCTGCGCTCGCGCAAAATACGACGTGCCCGACGCGGCCGGTCGGCGACAACAGCAATGCCTGTGCCTCGACGGCGTTTGTCCAGGGCACCCCATCCCCTCAAACATTCAACGTAACGCGATCACCGTTCAACGCGGACCCGACCGGCGTCACAGCCAACTTCGGAACGGCGTTCAATGCCGCAATGACCGCGTGTCGAGTGGCAGGACCTCTTGGCATCGCCAACAACGGAACGGTCATCATCCCGGCAGGCTTCTATAAGATCGGTTCGACAGGCTTGGTCTGGTCTCCTGGTTGCAGCATCTGGGCCGACCCTGATGCTTATATCCAGGCAAACGTTTCGATCCCGACAATGCTTAAGGGCAATGTTGGCTTGTCCAACTCCCTCATTGACCTGTCGCTGATCGGGGGGCAATGGGATTGCAACACCAATGTTACCGATTCCGGTTTTGCGCTCCCTGATTTCCAGGGCATCCATCTTCGCGATTTCCGTATGTACGGATGCAACGGACACACCGGCAACGGGTCGATCGGTGGATTCATCCGTCTGGGCGCAGCGAGCACGGCGAACTCGCTGGAAATCCACATCACGAACTGTACGCTGCGCAATTACATCAGTGTTGTTCCAACGGTCGTCAGCGGCAATTACGGAATTTTCACCGATCCTAACAGCGCGGTCGGCGCGGCTGATTCTCGATTTAAAGATTGCGAGATCGTTGGAACAAGCATCGGGATTCAAGGAACGTACTTTGACGGCATCTTTGACACGATGCACATTTATAACGGCATTACTCAGGGCGGATTGCAAAACGGGTTTCAACTTACGTCAGGCCAGACACGCCTGATTTTAAACGAAGTCGAGGGGCCGATAAACAGCGGTCGGGCCGCCTATGATCTATCCGGCACCGCGACCGCACCCTACACTATGGTCGCCAATGCTTACTTCGAGCAGGTCAATAACAACATTTCAAACGGAGTGAATCTCGCTGCCGGCACTGCCCTTTTTAGCCAAGGGAATCAATGGATCGGGACTAGCGGCCACACCATATTGACGGACTATACCGGCACGCTGACAGGGCTTGTTGCGCTTGGCGATTATTCGCAATTCACGACAACGACAGTTGGGGGAGCTTGGAAAACTTACACGCCATCTCCAGCGTGCGGTTCGGCTACATTCACGGTCAATTCTGGGAAGGCAAACACGCTTGCAAAGACAACGACCGTTCAACTGGATTTTACGATTGCAACATTAGGCACATGCACGAATGTGTTCTTTTTCTCGCTGCCTAATACGGCCAACTCAGGCGCTGGTTTAGTCGGCCGTGATTCTGTAAGCACCGGAGGAAACGTCACTTGCTTTATTTCCGCAGCAACGGCGACAGGATCGTGCTCGTCTTCAGCCAACCTGACAGGCACGTCTAGGGTCATCTTGAGTGGGGTCTATGAAAACCAATGAGCACTGAATTTTCATTCAACTTGTTCCAGTTCGGAGACGCCGCAGGAAGCGGAGAGTTCCTTGTCGGTCATTTCCGTCAACATTTGAGGTATAACGCCGTTCTCGCAGCGCGATCTCCTGCGGTCGTGATACCGGAGTTTCCTATCCTCAATATGGAGGCCGGCCCTATCGGACGTCGTGACTGGCTTGATTCCCACGAAAAATGGCACGAACAAATCCGCCCTTACGCGAACATCACGGGTATCAATCTATCCGAAGTGGATTTGGACAATCAGTCGGCGTTCTATGATTGGCTGAATATCCATTCTTTGGAACATCAGGAATTAGATCAGGCGTTCGGAGTTGCGTAGATGTTAGCGCCTAACCAACATGCAGGGAAAATACGGTATGGAACTGAGATTTTCCCAGGTCCGGTGAGCGCTTTCAATCGGTTGTTTTTTCATCACGGGTTAGAGGTTCGCGGCATACCGTTTGAATTGGATTTCAAACGGTATCACCAAATAGAGTTTGAAAAGCGTCTCATATGGGTTGTGGCGCGTTGGATAAAATCCAATGCTCCGATTGGGTATTCATGCCATTATTGGTATCGCGATCTTAATTTCAATGAACGCGTAGCCGCCGACGGCCTGTGGTTTGTCGATCACAGGGTGCGCTCCCTCGGAATCGGCTTCACCCTGAAATTGATTGGCCATGATGAGTTGCGCAAACATGGTGTCGTGAAAACGAGCGACACCGTTAGAAACACATTTCGCCACATCAAATTGATGCGTGACCTTGGTTTTGAGGTAGCCGGATACAAATGGGGAAAAACGCTCTTAGACTAAAGTCTAATTGCGTATCTCGTTTTCGCAGGTTAGCGCTACCACTGCGCTTGCGCAGTCGAAAGCGCTGATACCATTGGGAGAAACGCCATGACACCATTTTTGCCGCCACCTCAGTACGATGTGCCGCCGTCAGTGCCGGTAATCGAGCATGTTTTGGGGTACGATGAGATCGTTGCCCATTGCGGTGACCACATGGGGTGCACCGTTCCCAACAAGGGCAAGTGCGAGATATGGGTTCTGAAGGCCGGCAGTATGATCGTCAGTAAGAGCGGACAGGTTGTGTTGCCAGAATGGATGGCGGATATTCTACGACGGCACGAACTGGCGCACTGCAACGGCTGGCCCAAGGATCACCCGAAATGAATGACTGGCCTCCCTTCGTCTGGAAACTTATCCGTAATGCCAACTTCGGAGACGGAGGGGGCGGCGATGGCGGGGGTGGCGAAGGAGAGGGTGGCGCAACTGGCGGAGCCGAAGGCGGCAGCGGGGGAGGCCCCGGCGATTCCGGCGCGGGGGCCGGAACTGAGGGAACCGGAGCCGGCGGTCAAGGCGGGGAGGGCGCGGGTCAAGCGGGGCTCGAAGGGGGCGGTGGCGGGGCAGCACCCGGCGGAACGGCCGCGGAAGGCGATGCTCCGGGGGTAAGCGCCGCGGAAGCATTTAGCAACGCCGCCGCCCCTGGATTTGGCTACACCGGCCCCGGTTCGGGAGTGGGACCCGAAGCATTTAGCGCGCCTGATTTTGGGGCCACATTCGGGGCCTTTGGTGGTTTTAATCCCGGTGAGGCATCTACGGGCTTCGCAACAGGTGGTCAAACCGGACTCGCTGCAACGGGAGACTTCGGACAAAGTGGTGCGGGGTTTGGTACGGGAGGGATGGGCACAACAAGTACCACATCCGCCGCTGCGGGCGCTGGCGCAGCTTCAGGACAGGGCGCGACGGGTACGGCTGACAGTTTGGGCGGTGCGTCTGGAGTCGGCGGCTCAGCCGGCGGCACAAGCGACGCATTCGGCGGCGGGGCGGTCGGCGGTGGACCAACCGGAACAGCAGATGTCAGCGGGGTCGATCCCGGTGCAGTGACGACAGAAAGCGGTGTGGTCGATTGGGGGGCGACGACTGAAGGCGTGGGGCTGTCGGTGGCGGATCAAGCGGCGTTGTCAGGCCAATACGGTGGGATGCAAAGCATGGTTGGCGGCCCTACCGCTGATCAAACCTCCCAGGCAATAGGCCAAGTCGGTACGGGCGCTAATTTTGCCGATGGCGGCATATTCGGCGGTGGATTTGGCGGGGCAACCGGAACCACTGACGCAGGCGCGGCCGGCGGCGGTGGCGGTATTTCTGGCGATGGCGGTGGGGGTACAGGCCCGGCGGTGACGCCAGTAACGCCCGGCCTCGCCGGGACTCCCGGCATAATTGACGTTCTGTCGCCGGGCGGGGGCGATGTTTTGGGCTTGGGCGGTGGTGCGGCTGCGGTTCCGGAACTGACGCCAGCGCAGGGAAATCTAGGCGGTGTATTTGCCGATTTAACGTCGCGATTCGGACTGACGGGCGGGTCGCCCGGTGATTTGGCCGCTGGCAGTGCCCTTGGTGGCGGCGGATTTGCAGATTGGCTCTCAGGGGCTTTCTCTCCCGATCAAATCGCGGCAATATCACAGCAGCAAGAAGCTTTGCTAGCACAATGGGCACAAATCATCCCCCCGACCGATCCGCGCTGGCCGCAAGTTTTGCAACTGGTACAACAACAGATGCAGCAGACGCAGCAAACCGGCGTCCCAGGAATGGCGGCGTGACATGTCCTTTCTATCCGACGCATTCGAGGGCAATTGGAGCAACCTGGGGACCGATATTTCCCATGCCCCGTCGTCGTTTGCCGATCATCCTATGGAATGGGCTGAAACAGCAGCGGCCATAGCAACAATTGCGAGTTTGGGAACCCTGGGACCGGGAGCCTTCGGTGCTCTTGGGGCGGCTGAGACCGGCGCGGAGCTTGGCGGCGAAGCAGCGTTGGGAGCTGGCGCGGTCGATGCTGGGCTTGGCGCGGAGGCAGGGCTGGCGGCTGACCTTGGCATTGCCGACATCGGGGCGGGGGTGGGCGCGGCCGACCTTGGCGCTGCGGAAGCGACCGGGCTAGGACTTGGGGCCGATTTCGGATTCGGCGCTGGCGGCTTGCCATCTGAGGCGTTGGCGTTCGCGCCAGAAGCCGCAGGGATCGACACCGCTGGACTTTTCGACATTTCGGGCGCGGGCCTCGGTTCCGACGTTCTCAGCGATCCGGCGATTGCCAGCTACGCTGATGTCAGCACGACGCCGGGCGGATTTGCATCTACCGACGCGGAGTTGTCGAGCGGGTTGACTGGAACGGCCCCGCCGTCTGCGGGAGGTGGGGCGGGAACGACCCCAAGCGGGGCGGGTGCAACTGGCACCCCTGCCGGTTTTGCGCCCACGGACGCGGAATTGTCGGGTGCGACGACAGGAGCCGGGACCGGTGCCGGCGGATTTACTGGCGGCCTTAATAGCCTTGTTCAAGGGGCTGGCGGGTGGGGCAACATTCTGAAATATGGGGCCGCGGTCGCGCCACTCGCGCTTACGCTCGGGATGGGTCAAGCGCAACTGCCTTCTTCGGCGCAGCAACTACAGGGGCAGGCTACGGCCCTTTCCCAACAAGGACAGTCGGACCTTGCGGCGGCTCGCGCCGGACAACTCAATGCAGGCCAGACGGCGCAAATCGGTCAGATGCGCCAAGACATCACGAATCAGTGGCGGCAGACGCTATACAATCAAGGCGTGACCGACATCAGCAAAGACGCGCGTTGGCCGCAGATACAGGCAGACATTGACGCGAAAGTAACCGCGGCAACAGCGCAACTACTTCAGCAAAACATCACGAACGCGCTTGCGGAAACCGGGCAAGCCGCGACTGCCCTTACCTCGATAGCGCAGATGCAAATGGCATCTGATACGGCGTTCACAAACAATCTGATCCGAGCGACTGCGGCGCTTGGTGGTGCTTTCGGAAATTCGGGGAACACGATTACGGTTAAGGCGGCATAATGAGGCACGATCTACTTCCCATAACACAGGCTGATAAGATCGCTTATTTAATAGAAGAATGCGGGGAGGTATTACAGATAATAGGTAAATTACACCGATTTGGAGAAAATCCAACCGATCCTAAAACAGGTACAAAATATAACAATATAATTGATTTGTTTGTTGAACTTGATGATTTAGAGCGCGCAATAAAGCTCGTTAGGGAGTCATTCGACAATGCCCGACGTTCTCGCACAGGATGACGTTCTATCCTTCGATCCGTCGTCCGCGATGGTGACCACACCTCCGTCTGCGCCTCCCGCTGCACCCCCGCCCGCGCGTCCTGATCTTCAAGCCCAAATTCAACAAGATCGCAGCCGGTCGGACGCATACATTGCGCAAATGGAAAAGGCGCAAGCGCTCGAAGAAGGTAATTTGCACCAACGCCAGCGCGAGATGGAACCTCTGCGGCAAAAGGCGCTTGCGGAGGTCCAACGGCCGTTGCCGCAGCCTCCAAAGCAGGAAAGGCCGCCAGAAGTACCGAAACGTCAGAATCAACATGACGACGAAACTTGGCTGTTTGCTTCCGCTCTGCTTGGTTCCCTTTCTGGCGCATTCACCCGCCGTCACCAAACGAACGCTCTTGCTGCGTTCTCCGGTGCAATGGAGGGGTATCAGGAGGGATCTAAACAAAAGTTCGATCAGAACATGAAAATATGGGAGGCAGAGAACAAAAAGGCGCTGCAAACCAACAAACAGGCGATGGACGAATATCGTGATGTTTTAGAGAATCGAAAACTAACGATTGACCAGATGTCCATCGCTATGCAACTCGCCGGTCAAAAATATGAAGATCAGGCCGCGATAACGGCCGCGAAAACAAAAAACAGCCTCGTGATGGCGCAGTTTTTCGACAAGCGGGCGCAGGCCGCGGAAACGGCACAGACAAGCGCCGATAAACTGTCATCTCAGTATGAGCAATCGCAGCAACGCGAGCGAAACAAGCTTGCAATCGCCCAAATGCGCGCGCTTGGCGTACAGCCCGGCAAGGAAATGGCTCTGATCGACGGTATCGGACAGTACAAGGATGCGCCGATTGGTGGCGCGCGCGGCGCTAATATCATGAACCTTGTGAGGGAAAAATATCCCGATTATGACGAAACAACCTGGTTCAAGAAAAAATACGAATCAACAACGGATGCAGCGGCAGAGCGGGCAGGGAAAACCGCAGCGGCACGCACTTTCAACACCGCAGGCGCTAACATCGAAATCGTCATGAGCCGGGCGGGGCCTGTTCTGACGAATGCGGCGGAAGCCGCAAATGCTGTGCCAGCCACAGAGTTCAAGCGTATCAATCAGCTATACCAAACTGTGGCCGAAGAAATTAGTGACCCGGCCATCCGTAATTTCAAAGTGGCAAATGAAGAATTGGCAGGTTTGTTCGCAGCGGTGTTGAACCCACGAAGCGGTGTGATCACAGTTAGCGCGTTCGATCATGCGCGCCAGTTGATTGCCGCCTCTGACGGACCGGAAGCTTACGACGCGATTTTGCGCAACATCCAAAGGCTTGCAGAACGGGAGTCGGCGAATATTCGCAGCCTGCGGGCGGGCGGGGAGTCGGCACCTATCAACATTCCACCGATCAGTCCTGAACGCCGAGCGTCGGTTCCAGAACTCACGCGCAAAACTGTTGAACGCACAACCGGGGCAACTGAGGGTGCCGCGCCCGGTTCCGTAGGCCGTCGCGAGTCCTCTGGCGTTCGAATTGGCGCGTGGCCTCCGGGCTGGAAAGTTGAAGAGGTGAAATAATGCCGATTTTCAAATTCACCTCGCCGGAAGGAACGGAATACTACGGTGAGGGTGCCTCGTCAGAGGATGCTTTCCGCACCGCAGAGGAACGCGAGCCCAACGAACTTGCGGCAATGCGCCAGCGGCAAGCGGTGAAGCCCTCCGGCGGCCGTGGTGAAAGCGAGTTCACCGGACAGCTTGAGGATTTGCTTGTTCCAGGTCTAGGCGCGATGAAATCAGCCGCGGGTGGTGATTATGGTGGGGCGGCCGTGCAGGCGGGGCTTGCTGCGGCTCCGTTCGTCCCCGGTCCCGCCAAAAAAGCAATAGCGGGTGCGGTCGGTCTTGGGGCGGCGACTGCCCCGACCGCCACAGCCGGCGGCATGTTTGATTCGGTCGCCGACCCGAAAGTGCGCCGCTCGTTGCAAAAACAATACGACGAAGCCTCACCAAAAGGTAAGCGCGAAATCACCGCGGCGTTCATGGCGCAACAGGGCAAGGCCGCTGAAGAACAGCGCGCAACAGAGCGCGAGACAGAGGCAAGGGGCCAGACCAAACAACAGCGCGAGGATTGGTTCTCACAAAACTCCGAATCTATCAAGAGCCTGAAACCGCAATGGCAGCAACAGATTCAAGCGGCCGGATCGCTCCCCGAAGCGCAGGAAATGTTTAATCGCGGTATGGAGGAACGCAAGCAAGCGAGCATGACTATTGCCGAGAAATACCCGGAAGCGGTCGGGGGGCTTGAAGCGGCCGGTATGGTGGGCGCAGCATTGCTACCGGGCAAACTTGCGGCAGGTCGGTCTAGCACAATCAAACAAGCAACGACCGACGCGGAAGAAGCCTTTCGTGCTGCGTGGGGGCCGGGAGCTAAAGCTTCGAAAGGCCGTAAGGCAGACGCCGACCTTGCGGAGAATATCCTAAAGCAAGCCCAAGGAATGGGGCAGTTCAGCGGAACCGAAATAGCTGGCGGCTTGGCGGCCCCGTGGATCATGGGGCAAATGCCGAATTTCTACGACATGGTAGTCGGGCAGCTATCGAGCGATCCCGGCGCGCAAGAGAAAGTACAGCGAGCCTGGGACAACGTTCTTAGTCTCGGACCATTGGAGCGCGCTTTAATTGAGGGTGGAGCGTCAACGTTCCTTGGTACGTGGCTTGGTAGTGGCCGTCGCGATTGGGGGGCGACAAAGGCGCGTTCTCAGGGTGTCCTTGACACGTTTGAAGGGCACAGGGCGGCGGAGACAGCGGCCACGGAAGCGAAGGCAGCAAAGGCGGCAGAGTTGAAGGCACGGAGAGGATCAAAGCCGACCCTAGTGCCGCCTTCAAAGGACGTATTATCAGCCGGGCCGCTCAGTAGTGATGACGTTTTAGGCTATGAGCACGGCGGCGGATACGGGCACTAAGCCCCAACAGGAAAAAATTCACTCGTTATATATGGATGGATATAACGAAATGGCAGCACGCGATTTGACTGAAATCCTCGCCATGAACATTTGGTTGGGCATTTTTGGCGTTAAAATATTGACGCCAGAATGGATCACGTGGGCGGCCGCACACCAATCGGAAGCGGACGCACTACGTCAGCAATCTGAAACGATGCTTGGCGTTGCCCATTCCCACGCGTCGCAGGGCAAGCACGCGAAGACAGTAACGACTCACCACCATAGTCTTGGTTAGCTGTTTTCATGAAAACATGCATCGGGTGCGGATACTTGGGCTTAAACCACGGGGCCGAACTGGAAAGGTCGTATCACTGCTTTGCGCCACAGGTGACGCCGCTTGCGAGGCTGCTGTACGGCGAAACCGCACCCGATGGGTCGAGAGTGGCGGGCGATTGCTCGTCGCGATTGGAGACGGTAAGATTTAATTCCGAGCACTGTGGTCCGGCGGCCAAATGGTGGAAACCTAAGTGATGGCCGAAGACCAGCAAAACACCTTCCAGTCTCCGCTAGAGCTTGGTGGAGAGGCGGCATCTGCCGCAGCGGCAGCCCTAGCCGCCCTCGCTTCCGGCGCTGTGCTGCGCGCGCAAGAGGTGCTGGCGCTTGCCGATGAGTCGGGCGAGGTAGACATTCCAGTTACGTCGTCCTGCATCGCGGCGTTCCGCTACCGGCTGATTTCTGGCAATCTGGACGTGACTTTCACTGACGGTTCGGTGTACCCCTATCACCGGGTGTCAATGTTCAATTTTCTCAGGTGGTTGAATGACTCCTCGCGCGGTGCGTTCTTCAACAGGGAAGTCAGAGGACGGTGGACTTGATTCGGCCGCCCTTGCTGAATTGGCCGAGGTTGAGCGCGCTCGATTCGCCGACAAGATAGCCAAAACGAAGGTCGAAGGTGAAAGGCGCGAGGAACGGTTTGTCACATTGCTGCAATCTTCAATGGAGCTGGACCTAGAGGACTGCCGGACGTACGACCTCAAGGAGCGCAACGCGCTCTATGCCAACTGTGTGAAGCTGCTTGCGATCTTAACCAAAATCAAAGGCGATGACGATGACGGAAGCTTCTTCGGAGAGGATTAAGCCCCCTAGGGCGGCCTACAAGGAAACGCCCTACGAGTCGCCGGCGCGCATTGGCAACGGTGCCACCCCCTCTTTACACGAAACGGCCATGACTCTTGCTCGCGCACCGTCGCCCGCGGCACATCTCATCAAAGGAATCGAGGAAGCCCCTCTTGATGGCAACGCGGCCCTGATCGACGCCGTTGGCAAAATCTATGCTGCGGTCACCCGCCAAATCGCCTATCATGAGCGGGAGGCAAAGCGGTTGCGGGAATCGCTGGCCCCCTTTGCGTCCATGTCGCGTCAAAATGACGCACCGAAACCTTCGTTAGACGCTGACGCAATTCGGGCAGTGTTGGACTACGCCGACAAGCTTCCACAGACCGGAGAACAAACGCCATGAGCGACAAAAAGAAATTGGTTATTATGAGCGTAGCCACGGCGCTTGCGCTTGCCGTGATGCTTGCGGTGTCGTGGCACGTCGATCGCTTGGCAGCGCAGCCGACCCTTGCCTTACCGTTTGCGACCGTCACAACGGGGGTGACTACCTCCACGCAAATTGTTGGGGCCAATCCGTCAAGGCGGTCAATTCAAATCTGCAATCCAGGCACAGGCAATGTGTTTGCGCTACCAGCCGGGGCTGGCACGCCGGCAAATAACAACGGCCTTCCCATAACCACGTTAACATGTTTCACGCCGCCGACCGTAACAGCAAGCGGCACGTCGGGCGGAGGCGGGGCTGCCTGGAACGCCTTCGCGACCGCTAGCACGAATATCCTTGTTTTGGAGTGGTAATCCCGTGGGCTACCGTTTCCGTCCAGAGGGGCAGTTAGTTTCGAGCCTTGCCGCGGGATTCCCGGCCGCCACAACAACTGTGCTTGTCGCGGCAACGTTGCTACCACTGACATTTAACAGAGTGGGTGTTTTCCGCATGGTTCTGGTTGCTCGCGGCGCATCCAGTTTTCAATTCAAGGATACGGCCGGGAACAATATTGGCGCGCTCTATACGCTCACTGCGGCCGGAAGTACGGTTACGCTCGATACCCCAATCAACGGTGATCCCTGGTGGATGACCGGACCGAATTTCACCTCGCCAAACAATCCTGTTGGGGTGGGTCTTTCCATAGCTGTTGGGGCTGCGATAGTAGACGCCGATAT